GATATATCGGAATTCTTCTACATAAGTAATGGTATATCTAAAGATACTTATGTATTGATGCACAAGGATGGTATGACCAAGGAAGAGTTAGATAAATTTGTATATATGGAGGATCGTTTTCTCCAATACGAAAAAGATTCAGTGTGTCTAGGTATAACACAAATAGTCCCAGCTACAGTACTTTCTAATAAAATAAAAGAAGCGTTCCCAAAATATAACTTCTCGTACCACACGATACACTTAAAGCAAATAGCGGAACCTAAAAAAAGTATTAATCTAAAGATTAAATGTCCTTAATATCCATGGATAAATCCAGACATCTGGTTGTAGAGGCACCAGATGGTTCTGTGGCGATAGCGTTTAACCAAGAGGTTCCAGCACCGGAACCACCACCAGAACCACCTGCTACACGAACGAGAATTCGTATAACTGGGCTCGCTTTTTGTGAGAAGGGGAAGATTATGACATGTATATTATTTTACATAAGTTTATTCATGATAACATGGTTTTTTAGAATTATAGACATTGTTAACATGTGTCTCATGTTCATGACGTTAGTGTCGGTAGTCACGGGGTGGTCATATGCTTCATACCAGATAGTGGTTCATGGAATTCTATCTAGTTTCACAATTGTTCCGCTTATGGTAATTGATATGTGGGGTACAGCCGTATATCAAATAGGTGTCGCGGTATTGTGTGTATATTTAAACTCCACTTCTAAATATATCACTGTTCAACATCTTGAAGAGATTCCATAGAAGCATTTTATGTTGTGGACTTTCAACATATTCCCAGTCATCAACTATAGACATGATTAGTTTGTTATCATCAGACTCATCATTTTTACGAAAACTGAGGGGTGCGCGTTCTCCCTCACTCCTAACATTTCTAATGTAATCTGCTATAGTGTAAATAATAGCGTCTAAAAGTTCTTCTTTGGCCATTTCCATCCATGAATCTTTTGGTGTGCCCCACGTTTGGGTATCATCATCGACTCGTACTCCATGATTATAACGTTTCAACCCGAGCTTTAACCGCTCGGTTAATTCCTCTCGGACGACCATTATTAGTAATATTAGCTATACGCTTTAACCAGTTTTTCTTAAATTGAGCCAATTTAGAAGCCGTTATAGACTTTTTCTGATTTTTGAGGTTCATGATGTAGTTAACAGCTGCGAGGCGGTACCTATTCCTCATATTATTCTTAACTCCGTTAATATTGACGAGCTTCTTTTCCATATCACGGACACGCTCCCTCTTCCATTGTGCGACAAGTCTCTTTTTGATGTTATCTATATCACGTTTGAAGGGTAGACCCAGTTTATTGGTTTTATTTATGTTACGAATCCTATTCTGAATAGTTTTCACATCTCCATTAAGGTTGGGTTTGTATCTCTTCATCCACATCTTTCCATACAGTTTATTGAGATCGTTTCGGATAGAGTTTTCATTGAGCCTTCTCTTCATTTCAACATTATTTGTTTTAAGTGCCCGGTTCATGTTCTTCTCAACCTCCTTAGCGGCTCTCTTATTATTTGTAGCCTTTTGCTTTAGAGCCCTAGGGGAAAGTGGTTTTCGTATAGGTTTATTAGCAATGTTGTTTCTAGCCTTTTCGATCAACTTACACAGATCGGCTTTCTTTTCCTTACCAGTTAGTTCGATCTTTAGAAGCTTAGCGATATCTTTGAGTTCCTTTACCTTTTTACCCATACAACTTCCACGACCAATCTTGAATCTCCCATTGGCACCTCTTTTAAGATTTATATTCTTACCCGTGGTTGTATTTTTGTAGGTGACAGTTCTAACACCCTTCTTGGCTTTGATCTTTTCACAGATTTCATCCTTTTTCATTTGTCTAGTGCCATCCGATGTCTTTATCCTAAACTGGACGATACCTAACTTTTTAGCCAATTCTACGAGTTCACCTCTACTCATACGTTTGCACGCAGCCATATCAACATTAACAGCATTGAGTTGATTTTTGGTTAGTTTGTTGGGACTCGCCTTGGCCTTAGGCTTGGCTTTGGGCTTTGCCTTAGGCTTGGCCTTGGCCTTGGCTTTGGGCTTTGCCTTGGTTGTCTTTTTGAGACCTTCACTGAACTCACCCGTGACTTCAATTTCACCATTTCTATCGAGTTGTTTAACGAATCTTGTTCCGAACTCGTAAGCACTTTGAAGAGTTTTTGGATCTTTGGTTCCTAAAATTTGGACGTTTCCATTCCTAGTAAGTACAAACTTGTAATCAAATGTATCAATATAAAGGAATGGGGTAAGTTCGGGTTCATAACTCGCGTTACTCATCCCATACTGCTTGTAATTGAGAGCAATACTCCCCATATTTCTAAATACACCGTTGATCCTAAATTTGGCGCTCAAATTGTTATATTCAAATGGACCGTAAAGGAAGGGTTGCTTTTCAGTATAAGTGTTGACCATGAAACGACGTAAAAGTTCAGCTTGATTGGCGATATTAGAACCAACGAAACCAGCCGAGAAGCGTATCTTACCATTTCTGTAAAAGTCTAGGGTTCCTCCCTTTGTTTCAACATCGTTAGTAATAGTAAATTTAAACTGAACCTTATTGATAACCTTGGAAGAATTACCTTTTAGTCCAAATTCCCTTGTATGCTCAAGCCCAGTTTGCATCTGACCGTAGTAGCCAACAATCTTCGATGTGTCTACATAAAGACCCTCACCAATCGGTGTTCTACCAACTGGTGTTTTTGAAAGTAAGGGTTTAAGTTCCATGCGAACATTCTTCTGTCCAAAATCTTTATTAATCATTGCATTGTACATACCTGTGTTTAATTTACTTACTTGAAGTTCAGTTGGTGGTGGAGGGGCAACATAGTTTAGGTTATTACCAAATCCCTTTGCGAAATTATTATTGGCTAGAAGGTTGGTGTTAATTTCAGGTTCATTATTGTTCATCATTCCCTGTTCAGCTAATAGGTTTTCAATCATTTTTTCGTTATTAGAATTTAAGATGACGTCATCAAATTCGTTGGCTAATGGAGAGTTCTCAAACTGTTTAAAACGACCATATGTCTTGTTATTTACAAGATTCTTTTGAAGTGTGGGGGGGATCCGTGCCTGTCTAGGAAGTGGTCGGGTAGGGCTACGGAAGAACTGTTGACCTTGCGCTATCCTATTTTCACGAGCTTTTCGTTCTTGGATCATAGCGACGTCTCGTTCTAGACGCCGAGCGAAATTGTCATTCGAATTTGACGCAGAATTGGGACTTTGAAGTTCCACGCCAGAACGACGAACAAATTCTTGAACCGACTGGCTCATATTACTATTGGTCACTATTTTTTTTAATAATCCTCTGTGAATCCGATACTTTCCTCAATCACATCAAGTCCGAATATGACTGGCTGTTTGGGGTAGGTTCTTCCCTTGTATTTAACAATCTCTTCTCGGACTTCAATATCCCTAGAGCTGAATGGTCCTACGTAGAAATCCTGGTTAAATTTAGGTTTACCGAGGTTGTTTGCAGAACAATGTTGGTTGAACATCTGCACGAAGATGGTCTGAGGAACACACAGTTCTTCACCATACTTGATAGATGTAGATTCCAGGAAGTTTGTGAGCGTACTCGCAACCATAGCCACTTGCTTCTTGATGATTTCAAAGTACTTCGGAACAACGTTCCAGATATCTCTATCCCTGTATTTGTTAGAATAATCAAGGTATCCACGAACGCACTTGAGGAGGATGATGGGTAGCTCCCTGTTGAGCTTCTCATCTAGCTGAGGATCAGCTTCCCTAACCTGCTTAGTGAAATTCCATGGAAGAATACGACGTAGGATAGAGCCAGAATTATCTTTCCAGTTTGGTACTTCGTTGCCACCCAAAACTCCAGGAACATTCCATTCAATAGATACCGCAGTCTTGTTCTTTACGGCGATAGATACATCTTCACCCGAAACTATAGACTGAAACTCCGCCTGTTCAAGGCCAAGATCGGATTTAATCTCTGGTGCAATGAACATGAAGTTATCCTTGATAGCAGACAAACCGAACTTCTTCTCAATATTATTCGCTAGGACACCAACATCCTCACTTTCATAGAACTTCTTGAATACCTTCGTAATTAGGGTACTTTTACCAGACCTCGCAATACCCTTGAAGAATGGGATAATTTGCCAAGAATCCAACTCACCAACATCATAACAGAGACGCCCACCCATCACATATGCCCAGTCACATACTTCCTGATCCAATTTCTGATACTTTAGAACCTTGTCGAAGTTTGGTGTTGGGATATCCTGCCACCTCTCCAGGTGTGAGAAGTCGTCAAACTGTTGATCAAAATACTTACAAGAAACGATAGTTGGATCTAGACACGCAAAGTCTGAGCTCTCATATGGATAGAAACGACAGTCATACACACCACGATCTGGGATCCATTCCTTACCAACAAAGAGACCGTTTTTGAAAGACCATACGTGTCTTCTCTTACTTATCTCAGGGAACTGCTGATCTTTGCATTTGGATACATGGTCAATAACCTCACGGAAAATACTTCCCTTACTTGTAAAGTTTTTCCAGTTTGTAAATGATGAATCTTTTTGAGCAATTGAATACACAAACTGATCTATAGGAAAAATTGGATTCCAAGCTCTAGTTCTGTACCCCTCGATAGTCTTGATTTCTTCACAACAATGTCCCTTGTATCTACGATACCCACACTTATATGTTTCTTCTAAAGTGTACAGGAGACATTTTTGATACGGTGAAATACTTTCAATCTCTTCATCATCCATAGCAGAAGGATCTGAAAACTTTGGAAATTGAGGCTGAACAGTTGGAGTACTTACACGTTCATAGGAGATGTAGTGACGTCGGATATTTTCATACCCATCCTCAATGTGTAGAATGATATTAGCAATACGCTTATCTAGACTAAGACCCAATTCATCAGACAGACTATCGTCATCCTTTGTATCACCATTTTTCATTTTCTCCTTTTTCATCTTGTTCATATGATTCCTTAACTCTACAGCGAAGTCAAGGTTCTTTTTTCTTATAGTCTTGATAGCTACCAAATCTATATCATTGATTGATACAGCCCCATATTCATTGAAGCAATTATTTGAAATGTACTGGTTGTATCCCAGCATCTGGTGACTAAGAAAGTCTTTTTCATGGAGTCCCCACGCATTCTCTAAATTTGATAAGAGGCGTGTACCCTGATCCTCATTCATCGACCGAATTTGCTGATTATGAAGCTCTGCCAAAGCTTCATACTTGTTGGGTTCCTTGTCGATGAAGTGGGTATTTTCCATATTAATGATACTACAGGTTTTTCTTTTAATTAGTTTTCAGAGATTGAAGTTGAGCTAAAATTTTCACTAAAATTTTATTTTGGACTTGGATCTGACTAGAAATTCCAACCAGAGCACTGCACACAGTGTCACCCTCATCGGTCGCGAACAGAGAACCGAGAAGCTCGGGTAAATCAATTTCCTCATCCTCACCAGGATCTATGATACTGTCAGTCTCAATTTCAATCTCGGATTCGGTATCTAAAATTTCACCATCTTCAATTTCATCAGGCTGTGTGGACATTTGTAGTAGACTGAGAAATTCTGGATCGCGAAATTTCGCATTTACCCAAAATTATTTTCTCTGCTTATAGTACAACAACTCTCAAAATGGCTGGCGGTCTTATGCAACTCGTCGCTTACGGTGCCCAGGATGTCTACCTTACCGGTAACCCTGAGGTAACTTTCTTCCAGGCTAAATACAAGCGCCACACTAACTTCGCGATGGAGAACATCGAGCAGACCGTGAACGGTACCGCCGCTGACTCCGGCCGCGTCTCCGTCACCGTTGCCCGCAACGGTGATCTCGTCGGCGACATGTACGTCGAACTCAAGGTCAAGGCTTCCGGTATTGACGAGGCTGGCGCCGCGTGGGTGGCCGAGCGTGCGATCAACAACGTCGAATTATCGATTGGTGGTCAGCGCATTGACAAGCAGTACCAGAAGTGGTGGCGTCTGTACACCGAGCTTTACCTCGATGACTCGAAGAAGGCTACTTACGGTAAGATGACATCCGGTATTTCCGGCAAGACTGTCTATTTGCCCCTATACTTCTTTTTCAACAGAAACCCAGGACTCTATTTGCCTTTGATTGCTTTGCAGTATCATGAGGTCAGGCTGGATTTTGACCTGTCCGCGCACTTCGATGAGTGGCTCGACACCTCCACCTTCAAGGTCTGGGCCAACTACATCTACCTTGACACTGAGGAGCGTCGCCGATTCGCCCAGAAGGGTCACGAGTACCTCATCGAGCAGTGCCAGCACACCGGCGCTGACACCGTTGACTCTGGCTCCACCAAGCAGGTCCGCCTCTCCTACAACCACCCCGTTAAGGAGCTTGTGTGGTGCTTCTCCAACACCCTCACCCAGAACTCCATGTTCAACTTCACCAACGCGTCCACCGATGCCGCCGTCAAGCTTCACACTGGTATGGCGCAAGCCGCTTCTTCCAACTCCTTCGTGTCCCTCTCCACTTATGGTGCCCCCATGCTTGGTGTCGGTGCCGAGGTTGGTGGCTCCGCCATCTTCACTGAGGATGAGATCGGTCCCCTCAACACCTTCAAGCTTGTGCTTAACGGCCAGGACCGCTTCAAGGAGCAGAAGGGCAAGTACTTCAACCAGGTCCAGCCCTTCCAGCACCACACTGGCTCCCCCTACGCCGGTGTCTACGCGTACTCCTTCGCGCTCAAGCCCGAGGAGCACCAGCCTACCGGCACTTGCAACTTCTCGCGCATTGATAACGCGCAGGTTGCTGTCACTATGGGCACCGCCAATGACGCGACCACCATGCACATGTTCGCCACTAACTACAACGTCCTTCGTATCCAGTCGGGTATGGGTGGCCTCGCTTTCTCCAACTAAATACTCATACGAAGTATTTTAGTAAATATCATTAAAAAACAAACCTCATTTTTAAAATGCACAGTACCAATGCTGTTTAAAAATGATTAGAGACATACGTATATCTATATGTATATGGGCAAATATACACGCACCCAACTGATTACTACTCTGACTATGATGTTGCACACCGCACAAGACGACCCTGATGTGGAACTTAATAGAACTATGGCACTCGCCATGTTTGAGGTTATACTCAGATATTACAATCTTTTAACACGAAAAGGTGATAAGAAACTCATTCAGGCCTGTTATGATAAGGCAAAAGGGCCTAAAAATGATCGCAGATTTGCGAAGTATGTTGTTAAATTTGAGGAACTTACTAGACCGCAACCCTTGCGCCGA